CGCCGTCGCAAAGTGCATAATATTCTCGTAAAAGTGTTTTTCCCATTGTTTTCTCCAAACGACATCTAGCGGGCGTTACCCGCCCGAGCTATGATCCGCTGCAACAGCGCCGGACTTCTGGTATGTTTCTACGTCGCATTGTCTACTCCTTTGTTAACCTTATGCCTTCGTCCCCGACAATCATTGAAAGAATGTAAGAAACTCCGGCTCCCACACAGCCACAAATAAAAAAGTTTGCGACAGTGTAGTCAAAAGTAAATAGTTCTGTCCAACAGTTAATGACGAATAAAAACCAGCCAGCATGGAAGCCAAAGCACAAAGGGCAATGGAATAGTTTTCCAAAGCCCCGAAGCCATTGTTTGCTTGGTCGTATTCTATTAAAGACACTTGCATACACAACAAGAAAGGTCAGACCGTAGCTCGCGAGTGCGAACCATAATAAATCCATGTTAGCCCCTATTCATAAGTGTATGATTGCCAGTATGGGCCCGACGTATAGCCCGGGCGGATGGCGCCCTTTTCTGGTCCTTGTGGAACTTCGCCTAGTTCAGTAGAGTCTTCTTCATCTGGCTCCGTGAAATAATCTGTCTCCATCTCGTCAAATTTCTCCATAAACTCAAAATAGGGGCGCTCTTCGTCAATATACTTTGATATATTAAGTATGGTCATGTTTACAACGTTTAATTCGTCAGATGACAGTAGTTGGCCTTCCATCGAGCCGTAGACAGAACCGCCTTGCACTGTCTCGGGTGATACAAGGCCCTTCTTGATTAAGAAGGAAAACAACCTGTCTTCTGCCCCATACACCATTTCTGACATAATGTCTTTTGCGATGGCCAGAATTTTATTTTTATCTTTCATGACGATGATATCAATGTCGGCATGGTCAGAAATAAAATAATCACCATTAGCTGTTCTTCTTATTTGAAGTTCAACTTCTGCTATTGGATCTGCTTTCTTGGGCTCTGGTTGTTGTTTTGAACCAACGGTAATTTTGATGGCCATTATTCAGCACATTCCTTTACAAGCTTCTGTACCTGCATGACTTTTTCTAGCATCGCAGGGTTAATTTTTTTGGTTTGGAATTTATCAAGCGTTGTTCTCACGTCTTCCAGTTTGCTCGCGAGATCTCTGTTTTCAAGCATCACTTCTTTTTCTTTAAGAGTGGTAACTTCGCTTTTGAGTCTTCCGAGTTCTTCGTTAAGATATACTTTGAATTCCACTTCATTAGCACCGAAGGAGACAATGTAATTATTCAATAATTCTTTTTGCTCTGCGAGGAGTTCACCATCGTATGACTTATTAAAGTTTTCTATAACAGTTTTAAAAACAAGTTTATCAACATGTGGCATCTGCTTTGATTTAATTGCCTCTTTACCTTTCGAGGTCATAGCGGCGATCAAAGTTCTTTCCAAGAGAACCTTTTCTTTCACAGAAGTGTTCTGTGTGAACATTTGCCAGATGGTGGCAAGGTGTTTGTAGTTGGGGACAAAGTTACCGTAGACTTCTTTGCCAAGGTTTTTGTTAATGCTTTCTATAAGTTTAGATTGGGCCGCGAAAATCTCTTCTTGATTAAGGGCAGAATGTCTTTTTGCAGATTCGCCAAGTATACGCTCGGCTGTGTATAAATCTGTTTTCTTAGTCTCGGACAACACTTTGATAAGTTCTAGCTCTTTCTGTAGGATCTTGCCAGTAGAAAAGTTTTCTTTCAGCATAGAAACCAAAACATTTTTCTTTTCTATGTCATTGTTGACTACAGCCTTGGTCAACTCTTTTACCAGAGCCTCGTATAGAAAAGCGGTATTTCTCTTTTTGTTATGCCTTAGTTTCATCTGTTGTCTCCGTTGAGTTGCCCAAACTTTCTATTAAGCCTTTAACTTCCCAGTTGGTGCTAAGTATTTTTTCTTCTTCGGTCGCAAAACCATTATCATAATTAGTTTCTCGCGATTCAAACATCCCCTTGGCCAAGGAATCTAAACCTCCATAACCACTCTTACCGGGGAAAGTTTTGCGAGGATCCATGTTTGTGCCTGCGACGGAGGCGCGATGGCGTTTCATAGCGCCGGCACCCCTATTGTCACGCCCTTTCTTAACTGGGTGATAGACTTTGCCTTTGGAGCCGGGAGTTGTGTAACCCTTATCTTCACGGCGGCCCGGGGCTGCGAGGAGTGGGTCATCGCCGATCTCTGGCGTTTCTGGCTCTTCTAGAGCGCCCTCGTCCCCCAGATCTTCCGTGTCTCCTCCAAGATCATCGGTGCCCAAACCTCCGAGATCCCCAAGGTCCTCGCCTCCAAGATCACCAAGGCTTGCTCCTGCTGCCTCCTCTTGCATTGCTTCTGCAACGGCTGCGAGTGAAGCATCAAACTTGCGATCGTAGAAGATCTCTCTTTGGTTTCTCTCAAACTCTTCGTGGGACATGTTGAACAAGTGTTCGGCAACCCAACGTCTTGAGAAGAATCCTTCTGTGGCGGAGCCTGCGACAGTGAACTTCTTATCCCAGTGTTCCAACTCTTGGAGTTCCGAGATCTTGGATGGGTTATTAAGGGCGAGCCCAAAACTAAGTAAATCTTCGTCTCTGAACCCAAGCGTGTAGAGATGAATGATCCCCACCTTTTCTAGTTCGGATACAACAGCCCTCTGGAGGCGCTGGATGGTTCTTGCGAAACGAATGTCTTTTTGGGCAAGAGTTGTTTTGTCTTCGTCTGCACCTGCTTCGTTTGTAAGATAGGATGCTGGGATCTTCAGTGCCGAGAACAGTTTGTCTCTCAAATACTTTACATCGTCGATATCGCCAGTCATTGTGCCGCCGGCGAGAGATGTAATGTCAGTTTTGGAATCTCCGCGGACAGGAATATAGTAGTCTTCCTCGACGGAAAGCGGATTATAACGCAGGTCGACACGACCTGTATTTGCGTCGGTAAGGGTGTTTCTCTTCATAGAAGAAATAACTTTTTGCATATACTGCTCGACCTCATTCGGAGGAATTTGGCCCACGTCCACTTTAATAACCCGGCGCTCAGGGGACCGGACAATGCGGTAAGCCATCATCGCGTCTTCCAACAGAATCAACTGGCGGAAAATACGACGGGCTGGCTCAAGAACCGAGGTTCCATAAGGGGCGTATTTGTCATTGCCCAAAATTCGGAAATGTGCCATCTGCCAATTTTCCAAAGTCAAGCCGGCAGAGTTCCATTGGTATTGGACATAGTTTGGATTGGTCTCATCCTCGCCTTCAAGGCGCTCGACTTCCCGGGACGGGAGACCAATGCCTGTTTTGATACCATACTTTTCATCGATGTCAAGGTATAAAAAGAAGTCACCAAACTTGCACATTGAGCGACACCAACCAAACAAATTATGATCAATGTTTAAAACGTTATGGTAAAGAGAATCAAGTACTGCCTTAATCTCCTCGTTAGAACACTTGATATTAAGCATCGGCTGTAACGACGAGTGTGTTGTCATCTCGTCAGCATAAATGTCCAGCGCAGAGGCAATCTCTGGGGTATACTCCATCTGATCAAAATCAACATAGCGCTCGGCGCGGTTGTGCTGATTCATTATGCCTAGCTGCATATTGTAAGCATTCTTGGATCGCGAAGTTTTAAACGCCTGCCCACTAGCAGAAGTAAATCTGCTTTGGTATTTGTCAAGCTGGTATCTTCTGATCTTGCGACCAGATTGAGTACGACGTGTAGTTAATGGTCCAGAAAAAATCCTTGTCAGAGACTTAAAAAGTTCTGACCTTGGGTTTCTGGGGTTCCTGTCTTGTCTTGCCATTTATCTATCCCTTAATAAGCCAAATAAAGTCTTTCTGGTCTTTCATTTCTTGTTTGGCGTTGTCGCTCCAAGCGCCCTGACGGTGGCCTTCCATGCCCGGTATTGTGGTTTTTATCTGTCTAGTATTTAGTCTCATTGCGCCGGCCATAGCCCTCTTATATTCTAAATCTTTTTTACTAATTGTAAGTGCCGTGTCCCTAACCCAGCACCCGATTGCCATGGCCATAACCAAGTCATCATGGTAACTTCTCATGGCCTGTGCTTTGTTGTTACTCCATATAAATGTCTTAAACTCATCCACTATGCGTGCAGAATATATGGTAATTAGTTTATTTCGTATGAATTCTTCCATTTTTGCAACGATAAGTGGACGTGTTTTAGACGAAGTTGTAAAACCGGGGACCGAATTTGATATCGACTCTGCCTGTAACTGATCAATATACTCATGTGTACCCTTTATTGAGTAATAGAGATTTGGGTACAATCTATCTTGAAGTTTCTCCAAGATTGATATTCCTAGACTGTTATTTTCAACCACCAGCAAGCAATTACCAAATTCTCTGCCTGTGGAGTCAAGAATAGAAGCAAACTCTTCAAGATTTGGCTTTCCGCGATATTCACCTACCACCTCCATGGTCTCTAACTTAACTATGTGGAAAACAGAAAAGTCTTGTCCGTCTCCCCTTGCAACGTCGGCCGACATCATATATGTCGCCTCTGGGCTGTATTGCTCCCAAAGCCATAGATTGCGATCAAACCCGGTTCGATACATTGGGTCTTTGATTCCAAGGACCAATCTCTCTAAATCTTCCGAATGGATGACAGTTTCGCCTGAGGCGTTGAAGCTGCATTCAAGCTCTTGTGCGATTTGTCGGCGGGACATGTTCCGTGTTTCTTTCTCAAACCACTCTTGGTCTCTATCTGGGTGTACCTGCCAAGGCAAGTTTGTTGGATGAAAATCATTTACGTTCTGCTCTGCCTCAATATAGGTTTTGTGGAACCAGTTTCCAACAC